GTGCCGACTCCGGGGAAAACCCACAAAAACTAAAACCAAACAAGGTAACGAGCATGAAAGGCTATGAATCAACCCCGACCGTCAAGGATGTCCACAGTCCAGCCGGTCAACCTTTCCATGCTCAGAGATCCTTCGCCGACATGCCAGATTGCCCGTTCTGCCGATACGGAACGCCGGTGGAATACAGCGACAAGTGGGTCTGCATTGACTGCGGAGCCAAGATGACCAAGGATCAGATTATCCAAAAACCATGAGCGCAAAGAAAGCACCAGTAAATAAAGCCGGAAAAGACACCGAGACAGTGACAACATCTCGATTGGCTGAAATCTTTGAAATCAATCGCAAGACGATTGCTCAGTGGCGCAAAGAGGGGAAAAACGTCCCGGACAAGGTAAATGGCAAAGAGCCGCTGGCGGAGTGGCGCCGATGGTTTGAGGCAAATCCCGACGCTGGGCATTTCGATGGTAAGCCGAGCAAGAGCCGGGAGGAATTGTTGGCCGTCAAGGTCGCCGTCGAGATCGACTTGCTGGAGATCAAGCGTGACAGGGAACGCGGCAAACTAATTCCGCGTGCCGAAGTTGAGGAACTACTGGTTCAAATTGCCATGTCCATGCAATCATATCTTCGCCGGTATGAGCGCGAGATTCCAGCTTTGTGTTTGGGTCTTACGCTATCAAAATCGACCCCACTTGTAAAAGCTCGAACGCGTGAATTGCAAGACGTTTTAGCTACCACCTCGACGGACTTCTGGAACGAACATCCTAAAAACGAAACAGCATGATCGAGATTTTTGCCCGCGCTATGAAAGCACCATCCGACCTTCACCCGGCGGACTGGTGCGCGGAGCATGTCTATGTTGAGAACTCTGAACGCTCAGACAAATTCGACCCGTCGCAAACTCGCTGGTGGCGCAAGCCGATGGGACATTATGCAGATTATGAGACGCGGCAGATGGTTTGCTTGATGCCGACCGGCACCGGCAAAAGCACATTCTTTGAGGCGATCAACTGCTGGATCGTGTCTGAATCCCCTGGCTCGGTTCTTTACGCATCGATCACCGACCCGAACGCAGAGCTATGGGGTGAGACGCGATTTCTGAAAGCTGCCAAAAAATGCAAGCCGCTGGATCACCTATGGCCGCGCAACGCCCGCAACTCGGTGCGGCGTGATGCTATTATCTGGCCGCACATGTTCATGGTTCTCGGTGGAGCCAACCGATCAAACTTTCAAGAGGTATCGATCACGCACGGACACGGCGATGAAGCATGGGAGTGGAAGCACGGCATGGTTCGAGAATGGAATGCTCGAAGCCATAACCGAGAAAACCGGAAATTTGTTCTCGTATCCCAAGGCGGGGAGATCGCCAGCGAGGATGGGCATGGTGTTACGAGTGAGCTACACGCAGAGCATGACAAGTGCCGAAAATGGGAGTTTGCGTGGCAATGCTCAGAATGCAATCACGCCCAGCCATTTGCCTTTGAATCGCTAAAATATCCAGAAACAGGAACAAATCAGGAGCGGGCCGATGCGGTCGTGATGGTCTGTGCTGGATGTCAGCATGAATTTGCGGATGACATCGCTACGCGCAGGCAGCTGCATGATTCGTATAAGCAAGATGACGGATATCTTTTAGTCAGTGACAATGGGCAGCGCGGATACGAAGGATTTCATGCCGACAGAACGGCAGTCTGGTGGCAACCTTGGGGCGATGATGTTCTGCGAAAGTTATCCGCTGACCAGCAAGCCAAAGCCGGAGACTACACCGCGCTAAAACAATGGACGCAAAAAGACCGTGCTCAAGGCTGGACGGATAACCTCCAAGCTTCAGAGATCGTGCTGACAGCGAGTGGATATACCCGCGCCGATTTCACCGAAGGTCAGAAGATCGACGGCGAGGTTGTGCGGTTCTGCACAATTGACGCAGGTGGCGATCACTTTTGGCTACGCATCCGCGCATGGTGCCAGGGCGGGGAATCGAAAGGCTTATTTTTCGGCTACATCAACAGCGATGCAGAATGCGAAGAGATCCGCGCTCGCTACAATGTTGAGCCGAAGCATACCTTCCTCGATGTAGGATTTGATCAAGAGCGTATGGCTGGCATCATCGTCAAATATGGATGGCAGGGGATGAAAGGCGACGGCAACCGGAAGAGCGGCTGGGACTGGCCGATCAAAGGGGATAATACCAAGAAGGAAATCCGCCTTTATTCGAAACGCTGGGTGGCACTTTCCAAGGAAAAAAAACCAGCAACCTGCTGGCACATTGCCACCGAGCCGATGCAATACATCCTGCAAAGGCTCATGTCAGGAGAAGGAGCTGCGTGGCTAGTCGAGGACGACGCGCCGCCCAGCTACGCGAAACATCTAAATGGAGAACGGCTGGAAATAGCTAAAGACGCGAAGGGCAAAGAAATAAAGAAATGGATAAGGCACGGAGCCAACCACGGTCGTGACACTGAGGTATATCAGGTCGCTGCTGCACTTATGTTCAGAATCTTTACCCCACCTAAATCTGATGAGTAAAAAACGCGGAGCATATCGAAGCAGAAAGGTTGAAACGAAGAAGCGCGACGATCAGCGACGAAGGGAAAGCAGCATCTACTATGAAGATGAGACGAAAAAATGGGTCAGTTTGAAGGGGCGAGAATTTAAAGCGGTTCCGCCCAATCGCCGGCTTTACATAAAGACCGAGGACATCGATCCAGAAACTGAGGCAGAGCTTGGAATGGCTATTGAGGGTAAATCTGACAAATTTGACAAATACGCAGCGGCACGGATGCTTGTCGCGCAAGCTATGGTTAAAGGACTGATTAAAGAAAGCGGAGAATGATATTTGCCTTTGTTTGACTTTCGCCACTTATCGGAAAATCATTTCACATGGCTTCACCGTTTCGACAGGCACAAGGTATCTTTCGCGCAATTCGCGGGAACTCGACGCTGATTGAAGCACAAAAAGCCGCATATCAAGCAGCCGCAGTTGCACTTACATCTACAACCGGTGGCATCCAAGTTGAATCTGCTACCGTCAACGGGCAATCTTTTTCTGGAAAAGCAACTTCTACGCCAGCTGAGCGTTTTGACGTGTTGCAAATACTCATGGGCATGATTGAACGCGATTCTGCCGGAAACCGCACTACCCGCGCACGATTCTTATGATACTTGACCAATTCGGAAATGCTGCAACGTCCTACGCAAACCGCAGGCCATCACGTCACGCCAATTTAGGCGGAGGAGATCGGCCGAGTGAATCGCGAAACCTCCGCGATCTGCACAAGATCGTTACAAAATACGACAGGCAAACGCTACAATCGGCAAGTCGAACGCTGTATTTAAACTCTCCTCTTATGGTCGGAGCATCTAACCAGATCGGGATTTACGCCGTCGGCAACGCATGGCTTCCGATTTACAAAGGCAAAGACAAAGAATTCGGTGACATTGCAAAAGAATGGTTAAAAGATGAATGGTATCCGATTTGTAACATCATCGGAGATATCGCTGACTTTACATCCGACATGTTTATTGATTCCGTCTCGATGGATCGTGACGGAGAAGTTTTTGAGTATTTTACATCATCGCCAAGCGGATATCCACAGATACAGCAAATCCCATCTCACCGCATAGAAAGCGGCGGACTGCCTGACGGCATACAGCAAGCTGGCAAATACAAAGGATTTGATTTGTATGACGGCATCGTGTATTTCCCCAATACATCAATCCCCGTCGCATACTCATTGTGCGACGTTGACGGCAAGCATAAGCAGTTCATTGACAAGAAATTTATACTTCATGTCTTTGATCGCTACTGGCCAGAGCAACGCCGAGGACTTCCGCTTTTCTGGCACTCGTTAAACAACCTTCGCGACATTATGCAGAGCGAAGAATGGGAGCGTATGAACTTGCTTTCCATGTCATCGCTTAACTACACGGTCGAAAACGAATCGGGCGGTCCAGATATGGAAGAGCCTAGTTATGAACCGGCAACCGATTGCGGACACCTTGATATTGAATATTTACAGGGCGGTCGAATCATGTATGCAAAAGCAGGATCTGGTGAGAAGATCACGCAGCATCAAAATTTCCGCCCCGGCAATCCTTGGCATGAGTTTTACGACATGCAGGCGCGTCAATGTCTGGTCGGTGCTTGCTTACCCGCAACACTATGGAAGCCATCTGGTCAAGGCACAGCGCAGCGCGAGGACATCGGCAAAGCTTGCCGGTTCGTTGAAGATCGTCAATCCACGCTTGAAAAAATCGGCAAATGGAGAGTTACAAAAGCCATTGCATGGGCGATGGAAAACGGACGCGTGCCGATGTCTGACCAATGGTATAACTGGGGCTTCACCAAGCCGCCAAAACTCACGATTGACGACGGACGCAGCCTCAAGGAGAAGATGGCACTTTACAAAGACGGACTGGTCAACGCTACCTCTATTATGGGAGAACTTTCCACAGACTTTGACGAATCAATCGACGAGCGCACAGAGGAAGCCGCAAAGCTCCTTGTCAAGATTGCCGAGAAGAACGCCAAATATGGCGTGGAGATCGACCCGCGCAGCGTGAGACTTGTTACATCAAACGAACAACCAATTCAACAACCATTAGAACCATGATTACGATTGAAAACAAAGGCGGAAAAGTGAAGCTTAACGAAGCGGTCACTGGAGACAGTATCAAACGCATGATTGACGAGATCGGGCGACTTTTCGGCGCAAAAGCATCAGCAGAAGGCGCAGATTTTGGAGATATAATGAACTCAGCGGAAAACGCAGTTGATGTTCTAGAGATTGAAATCAATTCACCAGGTGGCAGCGTGTTTGACGGATACACAATCTATCAAGAGATCAAATCACTACGTGATCGCGGCGTGATGGTCAACGCTACGGTTACCGGAATGGCTGCATCAATGGCATCCGTCATCTGCATGGCCTGCGACAAAATCTCTATGGTCAAACACGGTAGAATGATGATCCATGACGCATCCAGCGGAGCAGTCGGCAACGCGGAATCACTTCGCAAGACAGCTGATCTTTTGGAAGCAATCAGTGATGACATAGCAGTAATTTACAGTGACCGCACTGGAATGGATAAGGAAGAAGTTCGAGAAATGATGATGCGCGAAACATGGATGAATGCACGCGAGGCACTAGCCAACGGCTTCGTAGATGACGTGCTAGGCCAGCAAGTTGACATTCGCCAAGCTTCGGCTGAATCTTCACATATGAGCTTTCTTAATCGCCTCACAAATCCATCTTCCGAAGAGTCCATCGAGCGCATCGCCGCACTTGAAGCAGACATCACCGCGCAAGCCGCCGAATTTCAATCAAAACTTGAAGCTGCTGAAATGGCACTTCAAGAAGCCGCCGAAATCACCGCCCAGAACATCGAACTTCGCATTCAGGCAGAACTAGTCCCAACCTTGCAAGCCAAGATAGCCGAGCTGGAAGCAGCAAACGCAATCAACGCTGAAAAGATTGACACTGCCGCAGCGCAAAAGTTGGCAGCAATGGGACACGGCGAGCCGCTAGATCTTGGTTCAAACTCACCAATCGAAGAAACTAAAAACCATCTTCAAATTCTCGAATCACTTAAAGGCAAAGAGCGCAGCGAATACTACGCCGCACACTCTGCTGAAATCCGTTCACAAATCTCTAAATAACTAAATCAAATGGCTACCATTTCATTCAACGACACAATCTTTGCACAAGAGGCTCTCAAAGCCTTCACCGCAAAGCTCGCCCCGCTCCGCGCATTCTCCCGCTCGCTTGACGACTCGGCAAGAGGCAAAGGTGACGCAATCGTGGTTCCTTTCATCTCCGCGATGACTGCAACGACTTTCAACGCTACTTCTGCTAACTACCAAACCGGCGGCGGTGCAGTTACGCACAACACGGTCAACCTTAACCAGCACAACATCGTCAGCTTCGACATCACCGACCTCCAGAACGCAAACAGCTCTGGCGCACGTTTTGACGAACTCGCAATGCAAGCTGGTCGCGCACTTGGTCAAAAAGTTCTGGAAAACATCTGGAAGCTCATCACCACCACCAACTTCGGATCCGCTTCGGTGACGACTTCTGAGTCCAACTACGGTTTGGCTCAACTTATCGCACTTCGCGCAGTTCTTGCTGGTCGCAATGTTGATGTTGATCCGGGTGTTTGCTCTTTCATCCACAACACTGTGGTTGGAGCATCGCTCCTTGGTAACACCAACGTGCTTCAAGCATACGCAATCGGTGACAACCAAGCAGCACGTCAAGGTCAACTCGGTCAGCTTGTCGGTTTCCCAACTTACGAAACCAACATCCTTCCAACCGCTGCAACTTCTCTTGTCTGCTTCGCAGCTCATCCAGATGCAATCAGCATCGCAATGCGCTACCTTGAGCCGCAAGCCGGTTCTGAGTATCTCGCAGTCGAGCGTGCAGCCGATCCATCCGGCATCGTGATGGGTTATCGCCGCAGCTTCGACACTGCAACTGGTCAAATGTTCGGTGCTTTCGAGTGCCTTTACGGAACAGCTACTGGTCTGACTCTCGGACTTGCATTCGGCACCAAACCATAATCTCTGGCATAGTTTGTAGTGTTACAAAGCACCGTCCTGTAAAAGGGGCGGTGTTTTTTTATTGTTAAAAATTCAAGAATTAGCATATTTCATCCATACATATGAAAAAAGCTAAACTCTCGCTTTCGGTGATAACTGGGAATTGCGAAAACTACATCGAAAGGTTTCTTGATAAATTCCAACATCATTTCGATGAAGTTGTCATCGTCAGAGCAATTGGAAACCAAGAGCCAGACCGAACGCTTGAGATCGCGCAAAGTCGCGGCTGCCGCGTCGGTGAGTATTTCAACAAGATCGGACATTGGAACCACGTCGATGATTTCGGTGCAGCTCGCAACGTATCAGCCAACCTCGCTACTGGCGACTGGATCATGTGGGCCGACACCGATGACATTATGACAGATGATTCGGGTGATCAGATCAGGCAGTTGATTGCTGATATTCACGACAAAGATGTTGACGGCGTATTGATGCGCTACGTCGTGCCAGAAGATAACATCATCAACTGGAGAGAAAGGATCTGGCGCAAAGGATCGGCGATGTGGGAACACCCAGTCCATGAATGCTTAAAATTTAATGAAGGCACCAACCACATGAGATTCGATGGAGCCGAGATCGTGCATGCCAGCGAAAAACGCAGTGCATCTCGGGACGAACGCAATTTGCGGATTCTCGAATCAATACCTGAAAATCAAAGAACCGTGTCGCAGAAATTCCATACCTTCCAAAGCTTGATTGCATTGGATCGGAATGATGACGCGATTGAATCCGCGCTTGAGTTCGTGCAATCCGAAGGCGTTGGCAGAAATGAGCTTTATGAGGCTTATTTTCAACTTGCTAGACTTGCAGAAGATGAGGACAGCAAAAAACAAATGCTTCTTGCTGCACTTGCAACAGATCCAAGCCGGCGCGAGGCATACGGAGAACTTGGGCTGGCATCGACAATTTCTGATGCACAGGCCGCGCTTGGCTGGACTGAGTCAATGATGGGGCTGGAGATGCCACCAGAGCCGCCGTGGAACCTCCGCAGACCTTATTACGGTTCACTCGGCATCGGGCTGCGTGGCATGGCTCTACGCGCAAGCAACCGCCGAGAGGAAGCCGACGCAATCGAAACAAATCATTTCATTCGAAACGGCGCAAAAATATCACTTCTCCACGCGACCCGAGGACGACCAGCGCAAGCCTGGCGATCGAGAATGGAATGGCTGAGATCCGCAACCAATCCAGATTCGATTGAGCATATCTTTGCCATTGATGTTGACGATGTGGATTCATACCCACTGACTAACGCCAGATGCGTCATCAGCACTCACAACTCGGGCTGCGTCGGAGCATGGAACGCAGCGGCCCAATCATGCAAGGGAGAGATACTGATTCAACTCAGCGACGACTGGAAACCATTCCAAGGCTGGGACGAAGCCATTCTTCGCGCCATTGGCGACACATCGAAGCCTAAAGTTTTGGCGATTTCTGACGGTTTCAGAAAAGATGACCTGCTCTGCATGGCGATCATCACCCGCGCACGTTACATCGAGCAGGGGCATTTCTTTCATCCAGAGTTCTTTTCAATGTTTTCGGATAATTGGTTTTCATACAAGGCCGCGCAGGAGGGCGTAATCATCGACGCGAGAAAGGAAATCATTTTCGAGCATGTTCACCCTGCATTCGGAAAAGCAGAATCAGATCCGACCTACGAGCGGAGCAATGATCAGTATTACTACCTGACTGGGCAGGGCATCTTCAATCGGCTAGTTACCAGAACTCAGGTATCGACTGATATTCACGGCTGGTTTGACTTCCGTGATGTGTATGATTACGTCGCCAAAATAATTCCAGAGGGAGGCAAGTTCGTCGAGGTCGGGGCGTGGAAAGGCAAAAGTGCGGTCTATTTCGCAGATAGGCTGGAGGACATCAAGAAAACCATTGATTTTAGCGTGGTTGATACCTTCAAAGGCGATGACGAAACTGGCAAACTCGATGTGCTGGAGGAATTCAAGAAGAACCGAGGCGACCGCAAGATCACGATCATTGAGGGAGACAGCGCAGGATCAGCTGCACAATTCGCTGACGATGCCCTAGACGGGGTTTTCATCGATGCGGCGCATGATTACGCCAACGCAAAGCGAGACATCGAGGCATGGCTACCGAAGGTCAAGCAAGGCGGATTTATCGGTGGACATGATGCTGATTCAGAAGGCGTATCAAAAGCACTAGAAACCCTCGGCATCAAATACAACGTGATCGGCAGATGCTGGATCAAACAACAAGAAAAACCATGAGTCACAAAGGAAGCTGGAGCCGAGTTAAAGATAAAAAAGCGTGGGATGATTGCCCACTTTGGAAAAACAAAGAAAAGAAAAAACAAAATGAAACTATCAATACTGACACCGACCATCCCGAGCAGGGAAAAACAAGTCAAAGCACTAAGCGAAAAACTGGCAAAGCAGATCGGAATACAATACGGAGTGCCGATAGTGGAGCACTTAATCCTGAGTGACAACCGCACCCGCAGCATTGGGGAGAAACGGCAGTCATTGGTTGATATAGCCAACTGCGAATATATTGCGTTTTGCGATGACGATGACGACGTATCCGATGATTACGTTTCTGAGATATTGAAAGCCATTGAGACAAGAGCCGATGTCATCACGTTCAATCAGAAAGCAATTTACAACGGTCTGAAAAGCGAGGTGCATTTTGGTATCAAAAACCAAGACGGCCAGTTTAACCCGGGCGGCATCACCCTTCGCGGACCGTGGCACGTTTGCGCATGGAATCGCCAGAAGGTCAAAGGCTGCGTCTTTGGGTTCAGCAATTACGGCGAGGATCTAGTCTGGTGCCATCAAGCCAGAAAGCGGATCAAGACCGCGCATCACATCAACAAGGTCTTGCACACCTACATACACGACGCGGCAACGACCGCGGCGCCCGAGCTTTGACTTTCGCCACAATCTAGAAAAAACTACTTCATGTCTATTTTGAGCGATTTCATTGATACAGTTGCGCCTATTGCTCGAACCGTAATTGGAGCAGAAACGCTATCCATTGCCGGTGGCACAGCTATTAGTGGGACTTATTCAGAAGCCAGACATTCAAGGGATTACGAAGAAGGCGGATTCGAGCGGGACGCAATGCTGGATTTTGTGGTTCAAACAGCTACGTTCTCCACTGCTTACACCGCAGCAGTAAGCAGCTACCTCGGCAAAGCAGCCGCAGGTCGTGGCGATACCTGGCGTGTCTCATCCATCAGCAAAGGTGCATTTTTTGTTACAGTTGGGCTGGTATCTACCAACAAATCAGCATGATTAAAACTGACATAGATACCAAGGGGATAGAGCGGCAAATTATGTCCATGGCTAAAGACTTTGGTGAGTCGAATGAAGCGGCGATTTGTCGATGGGGCGTTGCTACCTGCCGCAGCCTAGTGAAAGGCACGCAGGCTTGGGGAGATGGCACGGAAGCCAAAACAAAACAGGAAGAGTCTATAAAAAAAGATGCAAACAGGGCGGTTTATAGCGTATCTAAAGGCACATACGTTAATGGCGTAGCAAGTGGAAAACTGTCTGGATTAGTCATCAATGGTCAGCTTGTAACATTCAGTCCAGATCGCATCTTAAAAACTCCTGAAGAAATCAACGCATTTATCGACCGCAAACAGACGAGCAAGAGAAACCGCGTTCCTACGATGAAGCGCAACGAAAAAGGCATTACATCAAGCGCAGCAATGACAAGGGCGTTGCGTATCCGCTTCAAGAACGCAGGCAAAGCAAAAGGCGGATGGATTGGAGCTGGTTTAGCTATCGGAGCAAAGCAACGCAAAGGCTCACGCCTGACTATTGGCAAGAACATTGCTGGATACGCCCACAAGTTTAAAAGTGGAGGATCTGCCCAGTTACTACCCTCACAATGGAATCCAATTGGAAAGATAATTAATAACATCAAATACGTTTCAACCGATTACGTGTTAAAAAAATCCGACGCAATTGATGCAATCAACACCGGCGGTCGCATGACTGTAAAATGGTATGAATCTGCAATGGCAGCAAAGCTTAAACGAAAAACAAAATGACAACTGACAAACTACTTGACGCATGGAAACGCTGGATTCAACGAGGAACCACCCTGCCCGTGGCTATGCGCGACACTGAGGACACAAAGGCATACCCCGGGATCTACATCGAGGGAGACAGCGTGTCTCGCTTTGAATCAGGCGGCGTGCAAGATGGGAACATCTTCAAGATTGAATGGGAAACCAAGCTGGTTACAACGCCAGGCGAAGATGCACAAGAAGCCACTAGCAAGGCAGCTCATGACGTGTTGAGGAACGCACTGGCTGAATATATTGAATCAGATCAGGCAGAAGCATGGATGGACGGGCAAATTGGAATACGTGTCTTTCAGCTACTTGTCGATTCTCCGGAAACAACCGAAGCAGATGGATACCGTGTGACGACTTGGAAGGTGACGGCTATATCCTGCGCAATTTGACTTTCGCCACAGTTGGCTGGAATCTTCATCCATGGCCGCACGCAACTTTTCCCTTGCCCGTTTTGGAACCGTCGATGAAACTTCGGCAACTGGAGTTTTTCTCGGTGAAATCACCTATGACTATCAATCTGACAAAGTTGATATCAAGAACCACATCAGTTCTACTGTAGGATTCACGCTTTCCGACCCACGCACCGACATCAAACTTTCTGGAGTTGTGACGACCAAGACAGCAGGATTTACTCCAGCTATCGCATCGGTTCTTACGCTTGCAAACAGTTCATCTGATACGCTTGGACTTAATACAAAAGGCATCTTTGGAACCGCAGTCACGAATGCTGGCGTGGTAGTCTATGCAGCGAGCTTAAAACGCGTAAACAGCGATTTTGAGACAGGTGATTGTTCCGCGATCTTCCATCCAGAAGTTGTGACAAACTCACCAGTCAGCTTAACTTAAAACCTTACACTATGAAATATGACAACAAACCTCTCAACCCATCGAACGGGTGACATCAACTTTTTCTCGGCGTGCATGACTATAGGCATTGCGCCGTGTTTTCCTGAGCCTTCAGAAGTAATCCAGTGTGACGATGGGCATGATTACCTTTCTTTTCGTCTGAATTCATTTTCGGAATGCGGACAATACGAAACGAAAGAGATCAATAGAGCATGGACTCACAAAGAGGCTTTCCGCCGTGAATTTCCATCACATCCGTTCATGCTTATTATGGACTTTATCGATCACTCACGAGGAGCAAAATCAAAACCTGATTGGATCGAAAAAGCAGCATCTTTCCTCGGCATCGCACGAGACAGCATTCGCAAGGATTTAGATCGAGTTTCAGCTTTAGAGAATGAACTGCCTGAATCTCCTTTGACTTACATCTGCTGTTATATAGTCAACCGCTGGGCGGCAATCGACTGGGCGAAAAACGCTATCCCTAAAACCGTTGTCAACGCCGGACCATCAATCGTAATGCTCGACGGCAAGCTTCCTAAAAAGAAACAGCTTCAACTTCTTTCTTACCTATGAAATCAGCACCCGCATACGCAACACCGCAGACAGTATCTGGCCACAAGGTTTATCCATGCGCCTATGGTCACATCCATTGGCTAACCGAGCGCAAGAACCCATTGATGACGCAGAAAGGAAATGTCGATGATTACAGCCTAGCTGAAATCTGCTTCGCCTTTACGACTGACCCCAAGAGCCTCCAGAACGTCAAAGGAGCGCAAGCTAAGGCACGCGTGACGACTTTCCTCATGGAGTCTACAAGCAAGGTTTTAGTGGCACTCTGGACGCACGCAAGCAAAGAAATTGAGAACTACTTCGCCTCAATGACCGTGCCAAAAAAAGCCCCGGCGCAGGCAATCAAAAAGCGCAAGCCTGCGACCCGTGCGCGGAAGCGGTAATCATTTACACCCTCGGAAAATCCAACCTCAGCAGCGATCAAATCCTTTATGAACTACCCGCAGCATTCGTTAACCAGCTCATGTCTTGCGCTTGGATCGAGGCGGGGCGTGAGATCGAAGGCATTGCGCAGCGAGGCAAGATTTCCGAGGACATCAACGCCAAGCTAGCGGCAATAGCGAGACGACCAAAACCGAAATTCAACTTCTAAACACCATGGCCATCAGCACCACGTTCACCCTCAAATTCGCAGGCGCAGCTGTCGAGCGCGGACTAGCTCGCGTGCAATCTGCTTTCAAGTCACTTGGCGGCGTGGCGATGAACGTTGGCAAAAGCCTACTTTCACCGTTTGCAGCTCTGACTGCGCTACTTGGAACCGGAGCATTGGTATCTGGGTTGATGTCTTTCGTCAAAGGATCATCTTCAGCAGCTGCATCCGTAGAGGATTTAACCATTCAACTTGAAGTTTTGACAGGTAGCTTTGAAACAGCCAAAAGCCTTATCAAGCAATTCCGTGAAGAAGAAAAAAAATCCGCTTTGAATCTTGAAGATTATTCAAAGGCAGCAAAAACAATTTTGGCTTTTGGCGGATCAGTTCAAGACATCATGCCGACTCTCAGAATGCTTGGCGATGTGTCCATGGGCAATTCTGACAGGTTTGGAAGCCTTGCACTTGCCTTTGCTCAAACTACTGCGTCGGGCAGGCTCATGGGTCAGGAGGTTTTGCAATTCGTCAACGCTGGATTTAACCCGCTTGAACAGATTTCACGCGATACCGGTCGATCAATGAAAGACTTAAAAAAAGACATGGAAGATGGAGCAATTTCCGTTGCCATGGTCAAACAAGCTTTTGCAAATGCGACAAGTATAGGAGGAAGGTTTTTCCGCGCAATCGACAAGGGGAGTTCTGGGACAAACGCCAAGATCAACCAGTTTGGAGCAGCAGTAACAGAACTCAAAGTTGCGTTCGGAACCGGATTTAATGACGGATTGAAAGTCGCATTGGATGCGGCGAACACTAAGCTGCCTCAACTCTTATCAAAGTTCGCCGAGTTTGGAACGTTGATTGGGAAGACAATTCAGGAAGCGGTCGGTGGAGATATGACTCGGCTTGTAATGGTTGGAGAGCTAATTGGGACAGCTATCGTTGGAGGAATGAAAATCGCCATAAAAGCAGGAGGTCGAGAACTTGCACAAGCATTCTGGCAGACGCTGGAAGACTTTAACCCCATCAGAAAAATAGGGTCTGAAGAATGGCGAAACTCTGGCAAAATTAGCGATGCCTTCAAAGAAAACAAAGGGGATGCGGTAAGGAAAGAAATTGAATCTTTGGTGCAAACCCTTCGCCCGATGGCCAACGCCGCTCAAAATCCAACCCAATCAAAATACTTGGGACCCGGATCAGAGCAATCAGCAAGCATGATGGATGGAAACAGTGTTGTCAAAATCCTCAATAGCATCGACAGAAAACTTTCACCACAACCTTAAACCATGGCAATAAAACAGTTTTTAAGTTCATCAACCAAGTGGGTGCCACAACCCGGCTTTACCGTTGTCTACACCGAGAACGGAGGTATCGAGGCGAATCAGGACGTCCTAATACGCAACTCCGATCTTTCGACCGTAAAGGTTTTCAACCGTGGCGTTACATGGGAAACTATTTTCCCTGAAGTGCCGACAATTTATCGCTTTTTATCAATGAAAACTTTTGACCCGACAGACAGGGGAGATGGCTTTTCAATTCTTAAATGCACTTTCACTGGGTATCAATTTGTCAGCCCAGAATCGAGTGGAGTTGGGAGTGAAGTTGTCCAAGCAACCAGCACGCTTACTGGACAACTTATATCTGAACCGCTTTCGTCGCATCCTAAGTGGGAACCATTATCGCAAACAGCAAAAACCGTGCTTGGGTATCTTCTGAGCGGCGAATATGTTTGGGATGGAGAAGTCAACAAAGTAAAAATACTACTAGAAGATGGCAGTTTAGCTGTAAACGATACGCTATCTGCTTACATTGTTGGTGATGCTATCCATTTTGCAAACATCATCGCTGAAGGTGATCAAACATGGGAAAGAGGCGGCTGGACATACAGCTACCACACCGAGTCAGAAGAAGGATTTACAGCTGCACAGCTTAACTCGCTTGGCAAGATTATCTCTGACCCTCCTGGCGACCCTCAAAAACCCGGTGCAGGCTGGACATGGATGCTTGCCTCACCAAATCAAAGCCAATCTGGACTAGATCGGTTCATAAAGACACTCGATTTCCGATTGATCCAAGATAACGCAAAAAACCAGTTTCTTTATAATTACTAATGAAATTCAGATTACAAGGCAGCGTAACAATTCCTAAGCGGCCATCTACGGTCGGAGGGCTAATAGGCTGGGCGCGCGGAGTAAACAAGGCATTGCAAGAGTTGCGAGACAGAAAAATTGTAGGATCGCTTGCAAGGAATCGATCATCATTGCCCAAACTTACGATCAAGCAAGGAACTGACGTTGACAAATTTCAGATCGTCCCTGGCTACGTCAACACCTTAATGCCTACGCTCTCTGGCACCGCGCTAAACAACGCCACCCCGCCCGAAATTACCGTCAATTCGGATATTTGGGTCTATGCGAAAGTGGTAGGCACATTTGGCAGTCCTGATACCTATGTAGTAACGATCCACACTGAATCAACTGACACTCCTCCATCTGAGGCGGTTTCATCCACTGCATTTACGTCTTACAATATACTGGGAATAGTCTATTTTACTGCAGGGCCGCCTAATACCTTTGTAATTTCCAATTTTCATTCCGGAGGCAATCTTGGCGTCGAGTCTTTTGGAGCGATTAACCTCTGGTGGAAAAAATGAGCATCAAAGTGAAAACTGTGATGATCGAATCACCAAGGGCTTTTCAGATTTTCAACGATTATTATCTATCTGGAAGCGGAGCTTTAATAGAGCATTCTCCGATCTACACGGAATTCACAGCAGAGGTAAACATCAGCGGTAGTTACACGGAAAGCTACACGGCCGGAACTATTGTCTACGATTACAGCTACACTGGCAGCAAGACTTGGACACGAATCCCGATAGTTGGAGACAGCACAGCTGGAATGATCAAAATTGGAGACTACCCCGGTCTAATCCCCATAAATGGGGTTTATGAAACCCCAGAAGCTTCGGTCGCTCAGATCGGGGATCGAGGATCGAGTAATTTTTTTATGGGGCTTCGCGCTGCGCTGGACAAACCGTCAGGACCCTTTGAAGACCCAGCCCCGATGTATGTGCCCCAATATCCCGCCGCCGTATTTTCTTACAACGGCTCAATCGAAACATCAGCAATAATAGGAACGCGGACGGATAACACATTATCTCCTCCCGTTGTCACTGACATAGTTGAAGACATCGGCGCCGGCATAAGCTTTAACTTTTTAAATCCAATAACAGATCCTCGTCAAATTGTTGATGTGATGTCAATTCAAGGAGGGAGCGTTCCAAACTTCGTAGCTGTTATCAATGAGGATCTGACCGCTTGGAGTCCGGCAAAATGGAGGGATTTCAGAGGGTCATACTCGGCAACGGAAACGAATGTAAACGGAATTACGACTACGGTGGATTTCACTTTAGGGTAAAATCCAAGGATAAATAGGCGACTGAAATTTGACTTTCGCCACTTGACGGGAAAATGTAATTCATGACTCTATCCGGCACAGAAGTTCGTTTTGGTATGATTGCGACAGCCGACCCCGGCGCGGTGAATGTTTCCGGTTCTCAAACAATCGGGACAGCACTTGCATCTGTTATTTACACAAACGCCCCGACCGTCGCCTATTCGATGGCGATGATCATTCAGCCTGCTGGCGTGCTTACACTGAACACGTCAACCGGCGCAGTTACCGGCACGGTGGCAGGAACCGCACAAGTCGAGACAGCAACGATTGTTGCAGCCGCAGGCGCAACCACGGCAGGCGATTTGAACGTAACCGTGACATCTGCACTTGTCACAGGCTCGCCTTTACTGATCACAGTTCCGCTGCTTTTGGCTGACAACACCGCCAGTCTAGTCGCTACAAAGGTCAGAGCAGCCTTAAACGCAAACGCAGCGATCACAGCACATTACACCGTCGGCGGATCGGGCGCAACTTATTCTCTTACAACCAGCGCGATTAACCACGCTGCAAACGATACCACGCTGAACATGGCACATGCCAACGGAACGTGTGTGGGGATTACAACCGCAGCAACCTCGGCAGACACAACGCCAGGTGTCGGCACCACCCGCGCATATAAATTCAACGGCACGGCATGGAACGCGACTGATAACGAAGGAATCGCATTGCCAACAATGACCAAACTGCATTCGATGCTGCTCCGCTCTGCATCGACCAGCGGGACAATGGCAATTGGCGAAGGAACCAACTTATTGACCATTCCTGCACCGTTCGTTCATCTTCAAGCATCGCAAGCAGGTGCACATCCATTTACAGGTGATTCGGTTACATTTACAGCTGCAACCGCACCAGTCACTTTGATTCTGGACATCCACGCAGGAGCATAAGCCATGGCAGACACCATTTATCTAAAGCGAGGGCAAAACTTAGACATCACCGCCGAGTTTATCGATGAGGACGGTGTGCCAATCGTTTTGGATGGCACTTATACAGCAACCTCAGCCATGCTGCTGAAAGGCACTTGCGAGTCAATGCTTTTGACCTGCACGATTGTGGCTGGAAAAGTCAAAATCGTCCAAGCAACTGATGATTTAATTTCTGGCGTTTACGACATTGATATCATCGTTACAAACAACGCTGGTCGAGACATTTCAGATATCTTTCATCTAAACCTTGGGAAAACAATTACCCCATTATGAGTATCCAAGTAGTACAAACAGGAGAAGTTGCAGAAGTTACAGTCGTTTCATCACGCGGACCAGCCGGAGCGACTGGATCACCCGGTCCGAACACAGTCACGACCGCCACAACATCCAACCTGACCGGGTTTATCGCTGCTAACGGCACAAACATCAGCGGAGCCACTGCAGGAACGACCGCATCGACTCCCAGCACGGTCGTCTTGAGAGACGCGACAGGCGGCACGGCATTTGACGGCATCGTCACAGCTCCACGGATCACAGGCCGCTGCGATGGGCTGGAGGTCTTTTGCAAAGCAGGACTCGCGATCAACGCTGGGCAGGTCGTCTATGTCACCGGGGCATCTGGCAACAACATCATCATCGGACTCGCACAGGCAAACGCAGAGCCGACATCCAGCAAGACAATCGGGATCAGCGAGTCAACACTCGCCAACAATGCAACTGGCTACGCCATCACCGAGGGATTGATGACTGTCAGCATCTCTGCTCCAGCTGCTGTCGAGGGCGATCCAATCTGGCTCTCACCCACAACCGCTGGCGGCATGGTCTTTGGAGTTGCAAACAAGCCATCCGCACCGAATCACATCGTCTATCTTGGCGTGGTCACACGCAAGACCGGCAACACGGTTGTCGAGATCTACGTCAAGATCCAGAACGGCGCAGAACTTGATGAACTTTCAGATGTATTGATCAGCAGCCCAGTTGCAGGTCAGGCATTGATGCGCGGAGCTACCCTCTGGGAAAATCGCAGTCTTGTCAGTGCCGACATTTCCGATGCTAGTATCACAGGAGGAGCAAACAAAATCCCCAAAATGGATTCAAACGGGAATCTGTCACTAGGACCGACTTACACTGGCGCCACACAGTTTGACGCAAACGGGAATCTATTCATCCCTGACCTGCATGGATTACAATGGAAAAAGCAAGATGGAACATTGTCCTCCTATCGAATTTTCGCTTGGCAAAATCACGATGCTTATGGTGGGGAATTTATTTTTGAATCTCCTTGGCGCATGGCTTTTATCTGCGCGTCTACTGTCCAATTCGGCAACAACGCTTCTGGAAGAGATGCTCAACATCTGCTTCTTGTATCTGGTGGATCAACCGTTTCCGATACAATGCGGAACAGTAAACCCATCGTATTCAACACTCGGGGCTATAATGGAGGATCGGAAGTTCTTAATAATATCGGGATGCAAGGTCGCCAGCTTTCTACCGATGGCTCAAATGCAGTCTTACAATTTTATACAGGTGCATCAGTTACAGGATCGAGCGGAGGATATAACGCTACGAACGGCGATCTGACAGGAACTCTTGCTGGAGAACTCGCATCCACTGGACTTTGGACGCCAGGAACAGCTCCCGTATTCACAACTTTGACAGATGGGGCTACCATTACGCAAACTTGCTCAAAATATAAGACAGTCCAAGTTGCTAAAGTGAGACTCGCTGGCAACCGCACACTTTCGATCAGCGGAGCAGAGGCTGGGATGCGCGGTATCATTTACGTCAAACAAGATCCAACAGGAAGCCGCACTCTTGCGCTACCTACAAACAGCGTTAAAACATCTGGCTTTGCATTAAGCACGACACCAGCTGCGACTGATCGACTTGTTTGGGATTATGATGGAACTTACTTTTACTGGACAATCAGCTTGGGTCTTGTGACGCCAACAGACGCAGACGTGACCGCATTTATCGCCGCTGGACGCGCTAACATCACAGACGCTGGAATCATTGACGCTCTCAATGATCTAACTATTTCCGCAAAAGCAAGCAACGTGGATGGAACTGGGACGCTTTGGAGCAAAGCTTTATTCTTGTATCCAGTCGTCGGTGGCACCTCGACAGCTCACAGCAAAGACCTGAAAAACGCCTACGACATCACCAACTCTGGAGCGTGGACAACTGGAGTCACTCACAATGCAAACGGAATTACGGGAGATGGACTGACAGGCGTCGGTGTCAGTGCATTTGCAATAAACCTAGCATCACAGAACAGCGTCGCACTCTATACTTATTGCTCGACTCAATCACCTACCTCTGGAGGATATTTCTTAGGAGCAACAGCAACAGGAAGCCGCACTTTTTTATCTTTCGTTACTGGAAATCTTCAAGCTGCCTTAAACTCCGCTGCTGATGGTGGATTAGGCATGGGTGGAGATGCGCGTAAACATATCTTCAGTTCCAGAACTGGATCAGCAAATTACACAATGTCAGTCAATGCGACTGATTCTTTAATCACATCGACATCTGCTGCACCAAACACTTTGCCATTGCACATCTTAGCGAGGAATGCAGCCGGATCTGCGTCTGGATTCACTAATGCAAACCTTCGTTTTGTTGCTGGCTTCTCTGGTCTGACTGCTAATGAGCGAGCAGCTTGGAGATCCATTGTTGACACATTCCAAACCTCACTCAGTCGCGCAAACCCATGATCGACCGCATCATTGAGTTCCTAACATCCTGCATCGCGGTCGGATTACTCATTTTCATCTCATACCTCCTCACACGATAATGCAAACAATCATCACCAACATCATGAACCGTATCAAACAAGAATCAACTTGGAGAGGGATTATCCTCATCTTCACCGCTTTCGGCGTGCAGATCGCACCGGAGCTGCAAGAGGCAATCATCACCGTCGGACTTGCTCTCGTCGGTGCAATCAATATCATCAAGGACAAATGAAACTGATCCTTGCCATCGCCGCATTCATGCTCGTCTCTTGCGCTGATCTACCGCTCCTCGGCACGATCCGCTTCCGCGATCCTGAGACCGGCGCGAAGGCTGGGATCGACTTCACGCCTGGCAGCAAGCCGTCACAATTCATCAAGGCACCGATCACGAACGCCGAGGGCGTGGTGATTGGCTATGTCGATATTTCCTCCGGCAAATGAACCGCGAAGAGATCAAAGCACTGCAAGCCAAGGTCGGCGCAACTCCAGATGGATTCTGGGGTCCGCGCTCGATTGCTGCTTGTCAGGAGTATTTGAGAAAGCTCAGACCCGCAACAACCATCTGGCCGTCGACCACGCAAGCCGCTCTAGAGGGATTCTATGGCTCCACCGGCGATGAGTCGCAGCTGGTCAACATCGATGTCAGCAACTACGGCGTTCGATACGAAGGCAAGCCGGTGACAACGATCCGCTGCCATCACAAAGTCGCCGAGTCACTTGAGCGGATCATCTCCAAGCTCTCAGAGATCCCACAGGGTCGTTACGCGCTCAAACAATACGCAGGCGTCTATAACAACCGCAAGATGCGCGGAGGATCACTTCCATCACTCCACGCCCGCGGAGCCGCTATCGATCTCGACCCTTCAACCAATCGCGACCTCCAGTCATGGCCGACATCCGCAACCATGCCTATCGAGGTCATGGAGGTCTTCGCCGCCGAAGGCTGGACATGCGCCGGTTCAGCATGGGGTCGCGACGCAATGCACTTTCAAGCTACAATCTAAAAATGGAAACTCTCGCCACAGGCATCATCGAAATCCCTATTGGGTGGATTCTCTCAGGAATCGGCGTTCTCTGCGCCACCGTCGGCACGCTCGCCACAACGTTCTATCAGTTCATGAAGAGCCGACTAGAAGCGCAGGACAAAATCCTCGCCATGCAGGAGTCGCAGATCGACACGCTCAAGGCGGAGGTGCATCGACTTTCTCAAGGATGCGGCATGGAAACGTGCCGCTGGCATCTTGGACGCCGCCCATAATCGGCAATCGCTGAAACTATTTTCAGCCTCAATCCTTTATAGAATAAAGGATTCTTGATCCATTTTCCCCACCTGCAAAAAAAAGCTTTTCTTTTCCATAGGCAATGCCTAGTTTTCTCACATCGCCAACGCGATTTAACCAATTACAAACTAACCGACCATGACAACAGACACTCCAGTTTCCTACAAATACTCGAAAAGCACGACCCGCTTTGGCATTATCACAAAGATTGATGGACGCCGCGCTAAAGTTCAATGGCAGGCTGAGCATATCATTGGCAGCCTCGGACAATCTACGAAGCGCATGAAGCTGACCACTACTGTATCGATTGCAAGTCTTACCCGATGGGCTGAGCGTTTGAGACTGAGCGATGGCATCACGCTCAACCCAGACGGACTCGAATACCGCACTCCGAAGCAATTCGCCTGACTAATCTCCCAACCCTCCTCGCGTTTTTCTTTGGTCGGTTGACCGAGGAGGGCGCGGGGGTTTAACAACAATAACAACACGAACACCATGAACAATACCGACCTAGACATCATCCGTGGCACAGACAAGTTTCTGCGCCTCCACATCGACGAGCTCTCGACGCTCACCCTCAATGAAACGAAGTCACTCAACTACCGCCGCGATCCATCAATGTCAGCGGTCGTCATCTCAGCCGCATTGATCGGCTTTGCAATCGGAGTCATCGCGGCACACTTCCTTGGACTCCTTCCATAACTCTCCCGAAAATAACAACATAACCAAACAAGTAAAACAAATGAAACTAAGCGAAAAAAAGAATAGCAACTTCACTCCACACCCTGAAAGCGAAGGCACGATCAAGGCCGTGCTGGTGGACGTCACGGAGCTGAAAAAACGCATGACTCAATACGGCGAGAAAGAAGAGTTCAGGCTCGTCTTCGAGACTGAGGTCATGGACGAAGAAAACGACCGCCGCTTCTGCATCTGGTCGCGTGGCTACACGCCGAGCCTCAACGAGAAGGCAGCACTCCGCAAAGACCTGAAGAAGTTGATGGGTCGCGACCTGACCAGCTTGGAGCTGGATGAGTTTGACCTCGAAGGTATGATTGGCCACGGCGTCAAACTGATCATCCAGCATGAGACGAAGGATGACCGCACTTACGCGAACATCAGCTTCATGTCGCCCGACCGTGACAAGACAACCCTCAAGCCGTCCGGCAAGTATACCCGGATTCGTGACCGCGAGGTAACCGCAGATGAACGTGAAACTGAGGATAAATCCGAAGAGTCAGGATGGGAGACAGTAATGGTTCACATCGGGAAATACAAAGGAAAACTCCTCGGCGAAGTCGACGAGGCAGGCGTGGCAACCCTGATCGAGAAATGGCTACCGAAGGCGCTCGCAGACAAGAAGCCAGAGGACAAGGCACTCGCTGCAGCGCTCACTGAACTCTCCGCTCTTCTTGGTGGCGACGACTATTAGCACCTAATAGTTCCCAACATAGACACGCCTCATCCTGCGCAAGCGGGGTGGGGCTTTCTGGGCGAAACTACAAACAACCGACCATGATCACAATCCCTGAATCTTACATGCTTTTGCGCTGCGGAAAATGCGGACACGAAGCCGACTATTTCGACTTCCGCACTGTTCCAATTACCGGATCGCTTCCGACCGACACCTATCAATGCCCATCGTGCCGCAAGGCATGGAAAATGGAGAAGTTTGAGGAAGGAACTTGGGTAAACTCTGAATTGTGGATACCACCCGGTCGTCGTGCTGTTACAATCCCAACCATCCTATAATTATGACAATCGCCGAAATTATCGCAGCCAAGAAAGCAGCAGCCGCCTCCGCAATCACCGCAGGCAAGGCGGCTCCACCACGCCAACCAACTGTTGACGACCTCGAAGTCGAGGCAGCCATCAACCGCATCGATCCGCCGGGAAAGCGCAGAGCGGGGCTGGTCATCAGCTCCAATACTCCATTGCCGAAAGCAGAGATCGCGGAGAAGGCAGCGCACAAGGAGAACCGCAGCCTCTCACAGACGAAGGGCGAGGCAATCCCGATGGTGCCGATCAACGCAGATCTAGAACAGACAACCTGGCACCAAGCACTAAACGCATTCGAGACAGAGCTTTGCTTGATGCGCGATCCTGTGGATTTGGAAGTGGCTTGGCTGGCAGTCCGACCATACCGCGTTGGAATGCCGCCTATCCTCCTGCACCGGCTCCCGTGGATACTATGGGATCAACCGCACACGCCGACCGACCAAGAGCCGTTCTGAGCATCCGCGAAGCTCTTGCCGAACGCGCACACAAAGCGAGAGCGCGAGTCTGCCCACCGAACCACTGCCCAACATGTTTCCATCAACACTACCGCGCTCTTCTGATTGACTGCTGCGTCTGCACAGGCCACATCGACCTCTCACCTCCTCGACCATTCTCCAAACAATAAAAAAATAACACTATGACAAACGAAATAACCGAAATCATGCCGCTCATCCTCGCTGGGGATGGCTATCAACTAACCATCTCACCAGAGGCCGAGGCTCGCAAGGCAGCGATGCTCGCCAAGTCTGAATCAGTCACAACCGTCACTAGCAATGACGACAGCGCCGCCGCTCAAAGGCACACCCGATCACTTGCAGCAATGCAGCAAGCACTAAACGCATTCGAGACAGAGCTTTGCTTGATGCGCGATCCTGTGGATTTGGAAGTGGCTTGGCTGGCAGTCCGACCATACCGCGTTGGAATGCCGCCTATCCTCCTGCACCGGCTCCCGTGGATACTATGGGATCAACCGCACACGCCGACCGACCAAGAGCCGTTCTGAGCATCCGCGAAGCTCTTGCCGAACGCGCACACAAAGCGAGAGCGCGAGTCTGCCCACCGAACCACTGCCCAACATGTTTCCATCAACACTACCGCGCTCTTCTGATTGACTGCTGCGTCTGCACAGGCCACATCGACCTCTCACCTCCTCGACCATTCTCCAAACAATAAAAAAATAACACTATGACAAACGAAATAACCGAAATCATGCCGCTCATCCTCGCTGGGGATGGCTATCAACTAACCATCTCACCAGAGGCCGAGGCTCGCAAGGCAGCGATGCTCGCCAAGTCTGAATCAGTCACAACCGTCACTAGCAATGACGACAGCGCCGCCGCTCAAAGGCACACCCGATCACTTGCAGCAATGCGCATCGAGGTCGAGAAGAGCCGCAAGCTCGTCAAGGAGCCAGTCAACCGCATCGGCAAGATGATCGACGCAGCAGCCGCCGAGTTCATGATCGAGATCAATGCCGAGGAGGGACGCATCAAGCAGCTCATCAATAACCATGCCGAGGAGGTCATGCGGATCAAAGCCGAGAAAGAGCGTATCGAGCGCGAAGCATTCGAGGCAGCACGAGCTGCCCGGGAAGCAGCAGAGGAAGGCGGGATCGCTGCAGTTCTTGCTGCCAAGAAAGCCACCGCCGAGAAGCTCGAAGCATCAGCCGATCTCGCCGCAACAAAGCTCGCCGATGGCATCCGCTTTGCATGGGACTTCGAGGTCATCGACATCAATCAACTTCAATCGCTCCGCAACGACCTCGTGACCGTCGAGCCGAAGCGAGCCGCTATTCTCGCGACGCTCAAAAACATGGAGGAACATGGCTATGCAGTCGAGGCACTCGCCGAGACTCTTGGCATCCGCGCATTCAAGAAACCAATCGTCAGCAGCCGCTAAAATACAACATTATGACACTTACAGACACAGAAGAGATGATCAACATGCCGACTTCGGAAGAGGATCAGAAATACAAAAAAATCGGCGACGATTTGCAATCAGACGCTATTGCATTGCTGGCAACCGTGCGCCACCTCATGACAGGTCGTGAGATCGACGCTTGCGAGGCCGCAGCAGACATCGACAACACCGACGGAGTGAACGCGTATGTAATGGCAAGCCTGCGCACTCAGTTCTACGCACAAATCTGCAACTACAAGGACAAACTATGAGAGAATCCACAATCGAGAAGGCTGTCTGCGCCTATGCGAAGCTCAAGGGATGCTTGGTCATCAAGCTAGCCGGGCAGAACCAGCGCGGCCAGCCGGACCGATTGTTCATCCGCGCCGGTCGGTGTTTGTTCGTCGAGTTCAAAGCTCCGGGCAAGCATCCGACCGCGCTCCAGTTGAGATGGTTGTCCAACCTCAACGATCACGGAATGGCGGTCGCATGGTGCGACGACATTGATCGCGGCAAGGATCAAATCAACATCATCTTCTCATAAATACTAACAAACTAAAAAATATGAAAAAACAAAAAAATAAGGATTATGATTCCTTTATTAAAAACAAAATCAGAAAAGCTCAAGAATACGGTTTTGAAGCATCAAAAATCACTGCTCCTTTGTTTGATTGGCAAAAGCAAGTTGTTGAATGGGCAATTAAAAAAGGTCGAGCTGCTTTATTTGAGGAATGCGGATTAGGCAAAACATTCCAACAACTTGAATGGGCGCATCAAGTTTCAATCTACACTGAAAAGCCAGTATTAGTTTTAACGCCGCTGGCAGTTGCAAAGCAAACTGAATCAGAGGCTTTGAAGTTTGGATATCATGCCAAAGTTGTTTCAGATCAATCTGAAATTACTGAACAGGGAATCTATATCACAAACTATGATAAGTTGGATCATTTTGATTCGGTGGACTTCGGCGGAGTGGTATTAGATGAATCCAGCATTCTTAAAAACTTTACAGGCAAAACACGCAGACGGCTGACAGATCGCTTTTCAGATACTCGCTTTCGTCTTTGCTGCACGGCTACTCCATCGCCAAACGACTATACAGAGTTTGGTCAACACGCTGATTTCCTTGGCGTATGTTCACCCATGCAAATGCTCGCAACTTACTTTGTAAATGATACCTTTAACACTGGCGACTGGAGACTAAAGAAGCATGCTGAAACTACGTTCTGGGAGTGGGTATCTAGCTGGGCCGCTTGTATTTCCAAACCGTCTGATATTGGATATCCAGATGAAGGATATGATCTGCCTAAGTTGAATCTTGAAACAATCATCGTCAATGTTGATGAAATCGAAGGAGCTAGTGAAGGAGAGATGTTCCGCATCTCCACTTTATCTGCAACCACGATGCACAAAGAACTGCGCATGACCGCTCAACAGCGCGTTGATGAGGTTGCGAATCTAGTCAATAACTCGGATGAATCTTGGATCGTTTGGTGCAATACTAATCTTGAAAGCGATATGTTGAAAAAGGCGATTTCAGACGGGATTGAAGTCAAGGGAAGTGATACCGCTAAATACAAAGAAAACGCCGCCAATGGGTTTGTATCCGGTGAACATCGAGTGCTTATCTCGAAGAGCGGCATCTTTGGGTATGGTATGAACTGGCAGCATTGCCGAAACGTAGCGTTTGTTGGTTTGTCATACTCATTTGAGGACTTCTATCAGGCTTTGCGCCGCTCGTATCGGTTCGGACAAAAGCGAGAAGTGAACGCTTACATCGTCCACGCCACAACCGAGGGCGCGATTATGAAAACCATCAAGCGCAAGATAGCACAACACGAAGAAATGCAGTCACAAATGAAGATTGCGGCAGAATGCTTTAGAGAATCTACAAACAGAAAAAACATTATGAAAACAGATATTAATAAACAAGAAGGAGACGGATGGACAGTATATCACGGCGATTGCGTCAGAGTAGCAAAAGAGATCGAAGACCATACAATTGACTTTTCAGTATTTTCGCCGCCGTTCGCTGATCTTTTCACGTATTCAAATGACCCTCAAGACATGGGCAATTGTGACGGGCTGGAAGATTTCACAGCACACTTTGAAATCCTGATTGAAGAGATGAAACGCATCATGGTTCCGGGTCGCGAGGTTGCGGTTCATTGCGTGGACTTACTCGCCACTAAATGGAAGCACGGCGCGATTCAGTTCCAAGATTTCAGCGGTGAGATTATCCGCGCATTTTGGCGGCACGGGTTTCTTTTCCATAGCCGTATCTGCATTTGGAAATCACCCGTTACCGAGATGCAACGCACCAAGGCACACGGATTACTTCATGCAACATTAAAAAAGGATTCATCTGATTCACGGGTTGGATGCGCTGACTATCTACTGGTTTTCAAAGCACCCGGCAAGAATCCAAAGCCAATCGTCAAAAACGCCGAGGACTATCCCGTGTCATGGTGGCAAGAGGTAGCTAGCCCTGTCTGGATGACAGTCGATCAAGGCAATGTTTTAAACAAGAACGGCGCGAAAGATCACAAGGACGAAAAGCATATTTGCCCTTTGCAGTTGGATGTAATCGAACGCGCTGTAACCCTTTGGAGTAATCCCGGAGATCTGGTTTATTCACCTTTCACCGGCATAGGCAGCGAGGGTTACAAGTCAATTCAGCTTGGCCGCAAGTTCATCGGTAGTGAACTGAAAGAATCATACTTCAATCAGGCTTGCCAGAATCTAACCAACGCAAACTCACAGCTCAGTTTGTTTTAATTATATGACCCAAACCTTCCAGCCGTTCGCCTACCAGCTCCCGATGATCGACCACCTGCTCGACAACGACAGGGCATCGCTCTTCGTCAGCCCGGGGAAAGGCAAGACGGTCGTCACGCTCACCGCGATCGACGCTCTGGCGACCCTCGGGCAGTTCCGAGGGGCGCTCATCGTCGCACCGCTCCGCGTCTGCTCGATCACATGGCCAGCGCAGGTCGAGCGATGGGCGCATACCCAATGGATGAGAGTCGCCAACCTGCGAACCGCCGCAGGGCTGAAAGCATGGCATGAGCAAGCCGCTGACATCTACCTCATCAACTCCGAGTTGCTACCGAGCCGCCTGCCGAAGATGTTTCCGAAGAGCAAGACCTTCGAGATCCCGGTGGACACGCTGGTCATCGACGAACTCAGCCTCGCTAAGAACCCATCCTCCAAACGCTTCAAGGCTCTCCACCGGCACCTAGGCGCGATCACCCGCCGCTGGGGTCTGACAGGAACACCAATCCCCAACAACTACCTCGACCTGTTCATGCAGGTGAAGATGCTCGATGATGGCAGCCGCCTCGGTCGCACGTTCACCAGCTACCGCGACGCGTATTTCTACCCGGCTGATTATATGGGTTACACCTACAAGCTCATCACAGGATCAAAGGAGGCGATTGACAGCAAACTTGCTGACCTCGCACTAGTCATGATCGGCGATCCGTCCGACCTGCCAGCCTCTAGCGTGATCGATGTCGCAGCGGTCATGCCTGCCGAAGCTCGCAAGCAATACAAAACACTCGAAAAGGAAATGCTGGCCGAGATCGAGGATGGAGAAATCACCGCACCATCCGCCGGCGTGCTGGTCAACAAACTACTCCAGCTCACCTCTGGCGCGGTCTACGATGCAGAGCGAAACATCCTCCCAGTTCACACCGCCAAGATCTCCGCACTCAAAGCGATCATCGCCAGGCACAAAGGCGAGCCAGTTCTTGTTCTCTGCGCGTTCAAGCATGAGTCTGCCCGAGTTATCGCTGCAATCAAAGGCGCGAGGATGTTCGACGAACGAGATCTCGACGACTGGAAGGCAGGAAAAATCCCAGTCTGGGTCGCCGATGCCCGATCACTCAGCCACGGCATCGATGGCCTGCAAGTATCATGCCGGATCGCGGTCTGGGTCAGCCTCACCTACTCCCACGAAACATACGTCCAAACGAACGCACGACTCATCAGGACTGGACAAACCGCTGAGACTTTGATCTATCGGATCATCTGCTCTGGGACGGTGGATGACGCTGTGGCAGAGGCACTCCGAGACAAATCGGACACGCAGAGCGGAATGCTCTTGGCGGTCCGCGCTCTCCAGCGCATGAATTGACTAATCTCTAAACCAAACACTATGACCATGACACAAAACAAACCGACCACGATCGACTACTACTCCTCCGCCACCTCGACAAGCGCGATGGCAACCACAACCCTCGAAGATCTGATCGAGGCAATCCGATCCGATGAGTTTGCCGCTAAGATCACCAAGCTTCGCAGCACGCTCGCAGCCGGTGATGACGACGGCTACGCAGTCGCCAAGAAAGACCTGCAAGCGGTCAGTATCTCCGGCACTTGCGAAGGGCGCCGAGCCAAAGCGATTGAGGAGGGGCGATTCATTCACTCCGGCTACTTGCAACTCGACTTCGACGCCGCTGACAATGTCGGATGGACGGTCGAGGAAATCGTCGAGATTCTCCAAGCCGAGCCGCGCATCGTCGCCGCGTTCGTCTCACCTTCCGGTGCAGGAGTCAAAGGCATCGCACGCATCCCAGTCTGCACGTCCAAAGACGAACACGTCGCCGCGTTCGTCGCAGCTCGCAATCACTTTCGCGCTCACAACCTTACCATGGACGAGGCCTGCAAAGATCCGGTGCGCCTCATGTTTGTCTCGCACGACCCGAGCGCATGGATCGACCTGAGCCGCACCGCAATGTTCGAACCTGACAAAAGTTCGGACACGAAAACCGCAAAGAAGCCCCCAATCGACCGAACAGCGGGTTTTGATGCGGACAAAAAAACGGACAAGAAGTCATCCATCAAACTCAAGACCGGCAAGACCGCATTCCCATCGCCACCTCGCGAGGGAATCCACACTTGGCTCATGGAAGCCGCTTGGTGGTGCCGGTTCTCCGAGCTGAGTGAGTCAGATGCAGTCGCACGGCTCCAAGCCTACGACGGACAGCTCCGCCGCGCGTATCAACCCACCGAGGTCATCGACGCGGTCCGCACGGTCTACTCATCCGAGATGCCAGAATCAGGCGCTGACTGGCGCGACGCCGCGACGGTGGCCGCAGCCAGACGCGCACCATCGACCGCCCAGTCATTCGATCCTGAGGATGTTTTCTATGATGGTCCGGCAAACAAGTATCTAGTCCGCGTCGGCAAGTCGTTCATGACTTACTCCAAGCTCAGTCCAGTCATCACCGGCGTCTCACGCCACCTCAGCGACGATCACGACGACGCCAAGGAGTTGATGCAGGCAGTCCGCGAGGCGGTCAAGAACCGCGAGCTTGACGGTGGGGTGCAATGGCACGGCAGCATCGCAGGACATGGTCAGGGATTATCTAAGGACACGAACGACCTGCCGATCCTGATCACCTCCGAGGCGAAACTTCCTTGGCCACAGCAAGGCGAGGCTCCAACGATCACCGAGATCATTGCCGGAGCGTTCGCTGACCCGATGGCCACGACCGTCTTCATGTCATGGCTCGCCGGACGATTCAAAGCCGTCCGCGCTCATTGCCACATCCCATCCCCGATGCTCGTCCTTGCTGGCGAGATCAACTCAGGCAAATCGCTCCTTGCTTGGATCGTTGCACAGTCTCTCGGAGGACGCACCGCCAACCCCTACGCAGCATGGGCAGGCGGGATGCTCTGGAACGACGACCTTGTCGGCTCCGAACTTCTCCTCGTCGACGACTGCATCGGCTCAACCGACATCCGCAGTCGCCGAGCGTTCGGCGCATCATTCAAGGAGTCGGTCTATCCTCACTCGGTGCAGCTACGCAAGCGCAACCATTCCTCCATATCAGTCCGCCCAGTCTGGTGCGTAATGGTCTGCTGCAATGACACGCCGGAGAGCCTCCAGATCATCCCGCCGCTCGACGCTGACCTCGCCGACAAGATCGCGCTCTTGCACGTCATCGGCGTCAAGCTGCCGGTCGACACCTCGACGCCCGACGGCAAGACCGAACTGCAAAACATGATCCGCCGCGAACTCCCTGCCTTCGCTCAGCAGTTGATCGACTGGGAGACACCCGAGGAACTCCGCGACAGCCGCTCCGGCGTCATCGCATGGCGCGATCCTGAACTCAGCGAGTCAGTTGACGCACACAGTCCATCGAAGCGACTCGAAGCACTCCTCGAAGCCGCGTTCGCTGACTACGGAATCTGGCACGACCTCCCACGCGACATGACCGCATCCGAGATTGAGGCGCGACTTGTCGAACTCAACAGCCCGGTGCGCGATCAAGCTCGCCAGCTTTGCCAAACGTGGCACGGCGCCTGCGGATCGGCACTGGCCAAACTCGCACGCAGCAACAGCCAATACGTATCACTCAGCGACCGCCCACCAGTAGGCAAGGCTCTCAGATATTACATCACGAGATGACTTGACAATCTAGGCAATGCCTAGATAATAACAACCAACCCGAACGAACTATGAAACCAGAAGAACAAAGAATAGCGATTGCGGAGGCTTGTGGGTGGCTCGTCAATGATGACGGAGTTACTGGCATATCACCAATCAACGTAGAGCAAGGATTAACTAATCCTAAGATTTGCTCTTGGAAGTTACCCGACTACCTCAACGACCTCAACGCGATGCATGAAGCGGAGAAGTTGCTTTATGGAAACCCGAATCTTCCAAAGAAATATACGCAACAAATCAAGAACGCAATCCGCCGAGAAGCTGGAGTAACGAAAGCACAAATGGATTTTGATGTGTGTATCACAGCCACAGCAGCCCAACGCGCCGAAGCATTCCTCCGCACGATTAACAAATGGACAACCAACCCGAACGAACTATGAACACATACGAAATAAACGCTAGAAACGAAGTGATACCATATACAAGTGGAAGAAAATGCACTGACACAAGGGCATGGAGGGACGCTACGGAACTTGAATTGCAACAACAGGATCAAATCCAAAACCTAGAACGCGAACTAACCGCCGTCACCGAGCAGCGGGACAGGCTGGCGGAGGCGCTGCGGAAAATAAAGCCAAATTGCGCAATTAGAGGGAGCGTTGGTGACTACAGGCAAGGGCAACTTGACATCATGGACATC